CTTTAGCAGTCGAGGAATTCCTATATTCTGCACAATACATGTGTAAAAGGCAGAGTATAGCGAAAGATAGTCGCATTCCCATTTGCGTACCCTTGGCGGGGTGTATCCTCATATCTTCATATTCGAGGACTACATTTTTGTATGTGGCTCTGATGGCATCTAGCAGTAAATCATCCCCATCACCCATTACATCCCATATGGCTTCTGTACATTCATCTATTGCTTCAGTACAGATATTATTTGTCGCGACAGAAAAGTCAGACTCAAAGAACTTCGACTTAGTTTGGCGAGTTAAGCGACCTATAATAATTTCCGGAGAATTTCTAAATCCACCTTTAGTTCCTCTAAACTTTTGTAATAACAAATGGAGCTTCTTCTGTAAAGGACTCAGGAACGCGTTAAGACCAGCATTAGTCTTACATAAAACTCTTGTACGGTAACCCATTTCAGGGACCCCAAGTACGGTGGCACTCAATTCTGGGAGCGCTAGAATGCGTTCGCATTCTTCTTCAATTTTAAAGCGCCAATAATCCTTATCAACATTTTTGTTATAGTCAATCTCGGCATAACAGCATATGGTTGGGTCATCTTCGACTTCTTCCATTTTGAGTGAATCTTCTACTATTTCCTTAATATATTGATATGTACCTCCTTCTTTTCTGGATTTTTCCAGGCAAGCAGATCCGGTGACAGTGACATCTGAGTCGAATGCGGCTAATTTGTCCCTCAACTTTTCGCCCCCATGGGCTAGAATTCCGTTGAGTTTGTCATAAACAAACTTATAGACAGTACCGGTTGGAAATAGTGCTTCTCGTGGAGTTTCGAGATCCTTAAGGTTAAGGATCACGGTTTTGCGGATATCTTCTTTGCATGGCTCTTGCATGCATCGTTTGATATTTGCGATTTGTGTTAGGTGATTACTAACTAATACAGTCGTTAACGGCCCGACGAAGTAATTCGCCAGGTTGGAACGAGTACTCTTTTTCTTAGAAATTGGGTCCTCACCACGTAACCGTCTCTCAGCATCTAATGCTATTAGAGAAAGAAACTTTGCGACGTCTGCTGCTCCTTGTCTCTTGTAGATTAACATTATTCTCAAGGGGAGTCGCCAGAATTTGAAGCTATTATTATTAGGAAGATTTAAAAAAGAAAACACACTGATTAAAGACCTCCAAAGAGAACGGGTCTTTCTTTCAGCTGCTCGTTTCATGGTAAACGAGAGTGAGTCTAGGAGTTTCATCTCCTTTTTGACAGATG